TACGACATCAACAACGACCGCATGCCCTGCCGTATCGACGTCCTGTACGGCTACGCCGCCATCCGCCCCGCCGCTGCCACCCGGCTGCTCGGCTAACCCCCTCCCGAAGGAGAGACAACTATGGCTATCTCGAACATCGGCGGCGGCTCGCAGATCGGTGACGGCAACCTCAACGAGGTTGTTATCCGCTCCATCCCCGCCCCCGCCACCGCCACCGCGACCGCCACTCTGACGGCCGCGCAAGTCACCAACGGCATCCTGTTGGGCAGCCCCGGCTCGTCGGCGGCTTCCTACACGCTGCCGACCGCCGCCCTGACGGACGCCGCCCTCAACAACGCCAAGATCGGGTCGTCGTTTGACTTCTCGGTCGTCAACGTCGACGGCTCCGCCTCGGGCGTCATCACCCTGCTGGTCGGCACCGGCTGGACCATCGTCGGTCTGGCTACCGTCGTGGCCACCGCAGGCACCGCGCAAGCGTTCCGCGCCCGCAAGACCGGCGACGCCGCCTACACCCTGTACCGCATCGCCTGACGCCTACCCCGCCCCGCCTTAACCGGCGGGGCGGCTCTACCTCCGCCCGCAGCAGGACAAGAGCATGACGACCGCAGGAGACATCATCTACGGCGCGCTCCGGCTGATCGGGCAACTGGCGGAGGGCGAAGTCCCGTCTGCCGACACGGCGCAGGACGCGCTGACCGCGATGAACCAGATGATCGACAGTTGGAGCACCGAACGGCTCGCTGTCTTTTGCACCCAAGACCAGACCTTCACGTGGCCCGCAGGGCAGTCGACCCGCACGATCGGCCCGACCGGCGACTTCGTCGGCCTGCGGCCCGTGCGGCTCGACGACGCCACCTACTACGTCGACCCGCAGGGCTTGGCGTTCATGCCCGCCATCATCAACGAGGCGGAGTACAACGCCATCGTCCTCAAGACGGTGACGAGCACCTACCCGCAGGTCATCTACCCCGAGGCGACCAACCCCAACGCGACGTTCCGGGTCTACCCGGTGCCGACGCAGGCGCTGGTGTGGCACATCATCTCGGTGCAGGAGCTGGCGCAGCCCGCGACGCTCGGCACCGAACTGGTCTTCCCGCCCGGCTACCTGCGCGCCTTCCGCTACAACCTCGCCTGCGAACTGGCCCCGGAGTTCGGCGTCGAGCCGCCGCCTGACGTCAAGCGCGTCGCCATGGTGTCCAAGCGCAACATCAAGCGGATCAACAACCCGGGCGACATGATGGCCATGCCGTCCGGCATCATGGGCTCGCCTGGGCGGTACAACATCTACACCAACCAGCCGAACTGACATGAAGACGCCCATCCTCGGCAGCAGCTATGTCATCCGCAGCCCCAACGCTGCGGACAGCCGCATGGTCAACCTCTACCCGGAGGTCATCGCCGAGGGGGGTCTCGAGGCCGCGTATCTGCAACGCTGCCCCGGCCTGCGGTTCATCTCGACCGTCGGCACCGGCCCGATATGGGGCGAGTGGACGCACAACAACACCGGCTACGTCGTGTCGGGCACGCAGTTCTACTCGATCACGTCCGCCGGCGTCCCGACGCTGATCGGCACGATCGACACGGCAGGCCCCGTCTCCCTGGCGGACAACGGCACGCAGTTGTTCATCGCCGCGGACCCGAAAGGCTACATCTACAACTTCGACACCGGCGTGCTGGCCGAGATCACCGACCCGGACTTCCCCGGCGCAAGCACGGTCGGCTATCTGGACGGCTATTTCGTCTTCTCGGAACCCAACTCGCAGCGGATGTGGGTGACGACCCTGTTCGACGGCGCATCCGTAGATCCGATCGATTTCGCCAGCGCGGAGGGTGCGCCGGACAACATCGTCGGGCTGGTCGTCAACCACCGCGAGGTGTGGGTGTTCGGCACCAACTCGACTGAGGTCTGGTACAACTCCGGCGACGCCGACTTCCCGCTGACGCGCATCCAGGGGGCCTACAACGAGGTCGGCTGCGTCGCCCCTAACTCCATCTCCAAGCTGGACAACAGCATCGTCTGGCTCGGGCAGGACGCCCGAGGGCAGGGCATCATCTACAAGGCGAACGGCTATCAGGCGCAGCGCATCTCGACCCACGCCGTCGAGTTCGCCGTGCAGGGCTACACCAACATCGCCGACGCGGTGTCCTACTCCTACCAGCAGGACGGCCACGAGTTCTACATCATCAACTTCCCCGAGGCCGACACGACATGGTGCTTCGACGCCTCGACTGCGGCGTGGCACGAGCGGCGCGGGCTGTTCAATGGCCAGTTCACCCGGCACCGCGGCAACTGCTTTGCCAATCTCAACGGCGCGCTGATCGTCGGCGACTACGAGAACGGCAACCTGTACGCCTTCGATCTGGACGTCTACGCCGACAACGGCCTGACGCAGAAATGGCTGCGCCGGTGGCGCGCGCTGCCGACCGGGGCCAACGATTTCAAGCGGACGGCGCAGCACTCGCTGCAACTGATCTGCGAGACGGGCGTGGGCCTCGCGGGCCGCACCGAGGATGAGATGCTGCTGGTCGAGGACGGCAGCGCCGTGCTGGTCGAGGACGGCGTCCCGGTCATGGTCGGGTACGAGATCGACGACGCCACCGACCCGCAGGTCATGCTGCGCTGGTCCGACGACGGCGGGCACACATGGTCGCGCGAGCACTGGCGGTCGATGGGGTTCATCGGCCAGTCCTCGACGCGCGTCATCTGGCGTCGGCTTGGTATGACTGACAAATTGCGCGACCGGGTCTACGAGGTGTCCGGCACCGCGCCGGGCAAGGTCGCCATCATGGGCGCGGAGCTGATCTTGAGCGGCACCAATGGCTGACATCACATCCATCCCCGCCGCCCGCGTCCCGGTGCTGGAGCCGGGCACCAACATCATGTCGAGGGAGTGGTACCGCTTCCTGTTCAACCAGTTCGGGCAGACCGGCGGAGGCACCACGGGCCTCGCGTTGAGCGACCTGGAGCTCGCGCCGCTCGGCGAGGCCAACTCCGCCGGGCTGGTCGACGAGGTCGAGGGGCTGCTGTCCCTGCCGCCCGTCCCGTTCGCGCCGCGCAGGACCGGCTCGTTTGCGTCAACCATGACGCTCAATGTTCCGTTCATCAACACGGCTACGGCGGTGACGTTTGACACCACCATCTTGTCGGCGGGCATCGGCCTGACGACGTCGTCACAGGTGCTGCCGGGCCGCGCAGGCGCGTACCTGATCGCGTTCGACGCGCAGTTCGACAAGACGACCGGCGGCGACGGCACCGGCTATATCTGGCTGCGCAAGAACGGCACGGATCTGGCCAACACGGCGAAGCGGTGGCGGGTCCAGGGCAACGACGCCGAGATCGGCGCGTCTCTGACCACAACAATCCTGCTGGCGCAGACGGACTATATCGAGGTGATGTGGGCATCGCCCGACATCAATGTTATCCTTGCGGCCACACCCGCCACCGCCTTCTCACCTCTTGGGCCGTCGGCGCTCCTGAGCATTACGCAGGTTGACCCATGACCGTATTTCTCTCGCCTCTCGCCGGCGCTGGCCAGCAGTTCCTCGACAACTCCGGCAACCCGCTGACCGGCGGGCTGCTCTACACCTACGCCGCGGGTACGACGACGCCGGAGACGACGTACACCACCATCAACGGCACGACGCCGCACACCAACCCGATCGTGCTGGACGCGGCGGGGCGGCTGGAGAGCGAGGTCTGGCTGACCGGCGCGGTCGCCTACAAGATGATCCTGCGCGACAGCGCAGGCGGGCTGCTCGGCACCTTCGACGACATCTACGGCATCAACGACGTCAGCGCGACGGGCGTGCCGTGGGCGGACGTCACGGGCACCCCGACGACGCTGGCCGGGTACGGCATCAACGACGCCATCACCGCTGCAACTGCCGCCGCGACCTACGCCCCCATCGCCAGCCCGACGTTCACCGGGACCGTTACAGTCCCTGACAGCGCCGCCGCGCCGTTCACGGCAGGCTATCTCGACGTGCCGCAGAACCTCAAGACGGCCAACTACCAACTGGTGCTGGCTGACCGCGGCAAGTCCGTCGTCATGAACGGCACGACCCTGACCCTGACGATCCCTGCCAACGGCACCGTGGCGTTCCCCATTGGCACCGCCATCGTGGTCCTCAACATCAACGCCTCCTCGCTGTCGGTGGCCATCACGACCGCCACGATGACGCTGGTTAACTCGACGACGACCGGCACCCGCACGCTGGCTCGCAACGCCATGGCCACGATCATCAAGGTCGGCGCGACGTCGTGGATCATCGCCGGGCTCGGCGTGACCTGATGAGCGGCATCCTCGCAGCAATGGCGGGCCTGAGCGCGCAGTCGGCTCCCGGCTTCGTCACGTTCGACTTCTCGACGGCAGGCGCGGGCACCGTCACGATCCCGGCTGCGCCGTCAAGCGTCACGATCGAGGCGTGGGGCGGCGGCGGCGGCGGCGGGTTTGGCAGCGAGGGCACCGCCGACGGTGGTGGTGGCGGCGCGGGCGGCTACAGCAAGATCACGATTGCGATGTCCGGCGCGGACGCAGCCAAGACGATCCTCTACTCCGTCGGCACGGGCGCGGCAGGGTCCAACACGTTTGACCCCGGCAGCACAGGCACCAACACTACCGTGTCGAGCGGCACCTACGTCCTGACCTCGCTGATCTCGAACGGTGGCGCGGGCGGCTCGTCGGACGGCAACACCACGCAAGGCGCGGGCGGCACGGCCTCGGGCGGCAGCACCAACACGACCGGCGCGGGCGGCGCGAACGTCACCCGACTAGGTGCCGCGGCCACCGCCGGCGACGGGGGCTTGGTCGGCGGGGGGGGCGGCAACGGGGGCGTTCCCACCGTCGGCGGCACCACGGGCGACAGCGGGCTGCCGGGTCGCGTCCGCTTCGTCTTCACCGTATAGGAGGGCCTGATGGCCGTTTACGTCCGCGTCCTCATCCCTGCCAAGACTGCCGAGAACGTGCAGACGACGCAGTACACCTCGGCGGCGGTCACCACGATCGTCGACAAGTTCACGGCCACCAACTACAGCGCGACGGCTGCGACGCTGTCGGTCAACGTCGTGGCCGCGCTCGACAACCCCGGCAACCAGAACCTCATCGTCAAGACGGTGTCGATCCAGCCGGGGCAGACCTACCTGTTTCCTGAACTGGTCGGGCAGGTGATGCTGCCGGGCGGCACCATCTCGACCATCGCCAGCGCATCCAGCGCCATCAACATCCGCGCCAGTGGGAGAACCATCTCGTGATCGCAACGCTCAAGGACTATTTCGAGAACCAACTGGATCTGCCGCCCGCCGCCGTCGAATGGCTGCTGGACCTGTGGCGCACGATCCAAACGTTCGACGACATGCACGACCACGATCAGGTCGCCGACGTGATGCCGGCGCTGTGGGGTGCGCTCATCTCGATGCCGGGCAACCCTTTCTATCAGGCCCACGCCGCCGCGCTGCAAGCCGCCATGGCCACGGCCATCCTGAAATGGCACGCCGCCAACGTCGCCGAGGCGTCGGGCAAGGCTGACGAACGGTCGTTCGTGTGGCGCGCGGCCTACTACGACGTCGTGCTGCTGGCCGTCCTGTTCTGCCACGGCCAGGCCGCCGCGCTGGATATGGCCCCCGTCGTCATGATGATGTACGGTGAGCCGTTCGCCGACTACCGGGAGGAGTTCCCCTATGCCTGACGTCATCTCCGGTCTCGCGACAAACAACCAGGCGCGCGCCTCGCGCCGGGCCGCTGACGCACAGGTGCAGTCGGCTGCGGAGGCGTCGCGCATCCAGCGCGAGATGTTCGACCGGCAGGTGCAGCTCCAGGAGCCGTTCCGTCAGGGCGGGCTCGCTGGCCAGAACCGCCTGATGGAACTGCTCGGCATCGGCGGCAACGCCAGCGTCGGCGACTACGGTCGGGACGCCCGCGACTTCTCGATGAACGACTTTGAGGTCGACCCCGGCTACGGTTTCCGGCTGGCCGAGGGCAACAAGGCGCTGGAGCGGTCGGCAGCGGCGCGGGGGATGATGCTGTCAGGGTCGATGCTCAAGGGTGCGCAGCGGTTCGGGCAGGACATGGCGTCCAACGAGTACCAGAACGCATTTAACCGCTTCCAGACCAACCGCAGCAGCCGCCTGAACCCGCTGATGGGGCTGGCCGGGGCGGGCCAGACCGCCACGAACGTGCTGTCCGGCGCGGCAGGCCAACTCGGCACGCAACTGGGCGAGAACGCCATGGGGGCGGGCAACGCGAGGGCGTCGGGCTACATCGGCTCGGCCAACGCCTACACCAACGCGGTCAACCAGATGAACAACATGGCGGCGCAGGCGTTCGGCATGCGCGGAGGCGGCTGATGCCTATTGACCCGCGTATCGCCCTGC